AGAAAAAGACAGTTTGCAATAAGTATGAGGAAGATAAATCTCTTAAAGCTGTGAGGGATTATGTATCTTCAACATATAATGGACATTATACTTCTAAAGCAAATAATGTTCAGACACTTGATTTGATTGAGTCTGTTGGGGATGCAGAGTCTTTTTGTAGATCTAATGCCATTAAGTATCTAAGTAGATATGATAAAAGAGGACAAGCAAATCGTGATATACTAAAGGCAATGCATTACTGCCTTCTGTTATACTATTTTAGCGGCAACACAAAAGATGAAATTACGACCCGTGGTTATGAAACTTTCTGATAACACTCTTTCACTGCTTAAGAATTTTTCGACTATTAATCAATCAATTCTTTTTAAGCAAGGGAATAAACTTCGCACTATAAGTGTGATGAAAAATATTCTTGCTGAAGCAACTATTGATGAGGATTTACCTAAAGATTTTGGTATCTATGATCTTAATCAATTCCTTAATGGAATGGGATTGCATCAAAGTCCTGAGTTAGATTTTAGTAATGAAGGTCACGTGGTTATTAAAGAAGGTAGAATGCGTTCTAAGTACTTCTTTGCTGATCCTAGTGTCATTATTACACCACCAGATAAGGAAATTGATCTTCCTACTGAAGATGTAAAGTTTGAATTAAGTACTCAACAACTAGATAAGCTTCTTAAAGCAGCAGGTATATATCAATTACCAGATTTATGTGCTGTAGGAGAGGGAGGTGTAGTTAAATTAGTAGTTAGAGACAAGAAGAATGATACATCTAATATTTTTTCTGTAGTAGTAGGAGAAACTGATAAGGAGTTTACTTTTAATTTTAAAATTGAGAATATTAAGATTCTTCCAGGAACTTATGAGGTAGTTGTATCTCAGAAGTTATTATCTAAATTTACTAATACTGATTGTGATTTGAAATATTATATCGCTTTAGAACCTGACTCTACTTTTGGTTAATAATGCGGGATGAATTTTTGTGGGTTGAAAAATACAGACCCAAGACAATTGAAGAATGTATTCTCCCATCTGATATTAAGAAAACTTTTAAAGATTTCTTAAATAAGGGGGAGGTGCCTAATTTATTATTATCAGGACCTGCAGGATGTGGTAAAACTACAGTTGCTAAGGCTCTGTGTAATCAATTAAAAGTAGATTATTATGTCATTAATGGATCAGACGAAGGAAGATTCCTTGATACCGTTAGGAACAACGCGAAAAATTTCGCTTCGACGGTTTCGTTTTCCTCTGATGCTAAACATAAAGTCATTATCATTGATGAGGCGGATAACACTACGTCGGATGTTCAACTCTTACTTAGGGCATCGATTGAGGAATTTGTTAGTAACTGCAGATTCATCTTTACATGCAACTACAAGAATAAGATTATTGAACCCTTACATTCCAGGTGTGCTGTGGTTGAATTTGGTATTAAAGGGAAGCAAAAGCAAGAGATTGCAGCTGCTTTCTTCACCAGACTTAACTACATCTTGGACCAAGAACGGATTGAAGCTGATAAGAGGTGCCTTGCCGAGCTTATCAACAATCACTTCCCAGATTGGCGTAGGGTTCTCAATGAGTGTCAAAGATACTCAGTGGGAGGTAAGATAGATAGTGGTATTCTTGCTACTTTTTCGGATGTAAAAGTAAATGATCTCATTAAAAACCTCAAAGAAAAGAATTTTACGGAAGTACGTAAATGGTGTGTCGATAACTTGGACAATGATCCTGGTGTTTT